TAGAAAGTTGGACAGAGTTCGAGAAATACATGTCAGAGGACTGGGATCGCCTGAAAGAAGAGACCTACACAGCTGTGTTTGGAAACTCACTTAAGGAAGAGATCCGGGACCATGAGAAAATCGCTGAAAATTCGCTTAGAACGTTTACGGCGGGTCCCATTGAGATGACTATTCATGGAAATCGATTATTTGAGGATATGAATGAAAAGTTCTATGCCTCGCATCTCAAAACAGCCAGCGCTGTGGGTATGTCTGTCCTTAAGGGAGGATGGAATAGTCTATATCAGAAGCTGAAGAAATTCCGCAATGGATTTGCCCTAGACGAGTCGCAGTATGACTCGAGTCTTAGATCATATCTAATGTGGGCATGTGCGGAATTTAGGTGGAATATGCTGCGCGTGGAGGACCGCACCCCTGATAACCTGGCAAGGTTGAGGGTGTATTATCGAAATTTGGTTAACACGCTTATAATAACATCTGATGGTGTGTTTGTAATGAAGAAGGGAGGAAATCCCTCAGGTTCAGTAAACACCATCGTTGACAACACCTTGATCCTGTACATGCTGTTAGCATATGGGTGGATAATGGTGAGTCCTCAATCCGAATGTACATATAGTTCTTTTACGGATAATTTATCGTTAGCCTTGGTTGGCGACGATAATACATGGACAGTGTCAGATGCAGCATTGGAGTTCTATAATGCACGATCGTTGATAGCTGAGTGGAAAATTTTAGGAATTACCACAACAACGGATTGTTTAGACCCCCGCCCTGTCGAGGAGTTGGATTTCTTGTCTGCCCACACTGTTTTCATCGACGGTGTTGCAGTTCCCCTGTATAGGCGGGACAAGTTACTGACTTCACTTCTTTATTCATCACATCCTGAAGACCCAGCTTATACCCTAACACGGGCAGCGGGCATCCTCCAAATTGGTTGGACAGATGAGAGCTTAAGAGCCTATCTGCAAGAACTAATTGGATGGTTAATTTCAGAGTATTCCGACGTCCTCCATGATAATATGGAGTGGAAGTTGGCAATGAGACAGGTGATGAATGATCAAGAATTGAGGAAGCTATTTGTAGGTGAGGCACAGCCCCTACATAATCAATCATATTCCGAACGCGAAGAAAGATTAAAAAGCGGAATAAAAAGCAGTTATACTAAATATAGTCTAACGGGCCCCACTTACTATAGTGGTTTGATTAAGCAAAAGAAAACGGCAGATAAGAAATTCTGTTACGATATGCTAGCATTACCTCAACGACAAAGAAAACCCAGACAACGACAGTTGGCACAGACTGTTGGCGCCGTTCAAATGAACAAGAGTGGCGTTGGGTTCCACATTGCACCTCCTCCAAGAAGAGTGAATGTTGGATTGCCCTTTCCTGGCAAGGCACAAGCCAAGAAGCAGAGGCGTGTAAACAAAATGCCCAAGCCCAAAGCGAGCGGTTATGGTTCATGGCAAACTCAAGGAATGAATGAACCCCGCCGAGGAGGACCAGGAGTGTCCTTTGGGCCTGGAGGGCCTATACGAAGTAGGTCTATGGATATGAGGGTGACCGCAGGAGGTCAAACCTTACAAAGTTCACGTAGGCAAGTGATTGAGCAGGATGAGTACATTGCAGTAGTCAATGGTACTAACTCTGCCACCCCTACAGTGACCCCGTATCCAATAAATCCTGGACAAGTGGGGACATTCCCATGGTTGTCTAAGGTTGCCCTGTTGTTTGAAAAATACACATTTGAAGCATTAGAGTTCTATTTTAAAACTAGAACCAGTCAGTTTCAAACACAAGGACAAGGAGCTGTTGTGCTAAGCTGCGATTATGACGCCGCAGATGCTCCGCCCACCACGTTACAGCAAACTCTCGACATGGATCCACATGTTGATGATGTACCGTATGAGCAGTTGAGGTTGTTTTTACAACCTTTTGAGCTCAACGATGGTGGAAGACGTAAAGGAAAATACGTGCGTCCCGGTGCCCTACCCGGTGGAGGTGATATTAAAACCTACGATGCCGGCAACTTGTTTGTTACGACCGTGAATAACGGGAGTACAGCAGAGTTGGGGGAACTTCGAGTTCGTTATAGAGTGCGACTTGAAGTCCCTGTTTTGGAGAGCACTGGAGCCGCACCAGCAAATAACCAGGTTGCGTTGTTTCAGAGTGTCACAGGAGGTGAAACTTTGACTACAACAGTAGCGACAAATTTGGTTTTGGCTGGTGTTGGTCTTCCCAATGGTGTGACCGCAGTTAATACTGCTGGTTCAATCGTTTTGCCTGCTGGCAATTATTTGATTGATTATTTTGTCAAGGCGACAGACACATCAAATGAGGAACTCACTCTAGCAGTATTTCCAGCTGTTGCCGCAGTGCAAGTTGGTATAGCTAATGTCTATCCTGCAATAACAACAGGAGGCATAGCAGGTGGAGAAGATTCCACCGCTGCAGGGTCCGGTTTCATATCAGTGAACGGATCCCAAGCCCTGACGCTCGTGTGTACACTCACTGGAGCTGCTGGTACGCTTAAGGCGTATGGC